CTTGTCCGTTCCGTTGTTCTCGAAAGCCAGGGCATTGCCTGAAGCTTCGGATCGGATCGTCCATTTGTCCGCGTTGTCGTCCGCCTCGTCGGCATACAAGTCGATATGCGCGTCCGTGGCTTCGTAACCCGTAATGCGCATCCCGCCGTTGTACTCTCCGCCAGAGTCGGTCTGGTATGAAATCACGGCCGATCCGTCGAGACGGGTCAACTGGTTTTTCCAGCCCGCGAACACCGTCACGGCAAGAGACAGAAAAGCAACAGCGGCAATCAACCCGAAACGAGCGAACCCGCCGGTTTCGGACGGAGCGGGAACCGAATCCCCAATCGCCCCGCTGCCGTCCGCGTCCTGCTTGTACATAACTTCCAGGAAGTACGCGATGTTGTTGAGCCTGCGCGTGTTGCGTCTCACTTGAGCCTCAATGCCGTCAAGACGTTTATTACTGCTTGATGGTTTCGTTTTCTTTTCGTCACTCATCCCATGCTCCTTTACAGGAATGCAGCCCTCCCCGCCCAAGCGGACGGGGAGGACCATTCGGGTTTTCTAACTGACGACTCCGCCTCTCCAGAGGTACGGTCTTCGGCATCCTATGCCGATCCTGTACCTTATCCGCTGGCGCGTGATGTCCGGGTTTGTCCCGTCTTTCCAGGTCACGATCTCGGGGCGCTTTCTCCAGACGAACTCCAGTTCGTTCTGAGCGCTCTTGGGGTCGCCGGCCAGGTAAAGAATAACCGCGCTGGTCAGATAGTTGTAGACCGTATACTCGAACCGGCCCCTCATGTAGTTGGCCGCGTTCATGGCGTCAGTCGGACGCAAATCCGACTTGAGGATTTCCCACAGCGTCTTTTCGTCCGTTGGACGACAAACGATGCGTCTCATCACCTGCGGAGCCAACATGCCGCGCTCGTCCTTGAGCGCCGCGAATGCCAACTGGGCGGTGTAAAGAGACGTGGGAGTAATCGACGCCGAAGCCTCAAGGTTGCTCCACGTGCCCGCTTGCGTGTGGGCATTGGGACGAGAGGAGTCGATGAAGTACATGCCGTCTTCACAGATGAACGGCGCGCCAGCCGTGCCGAGGCAACGATTGAAGACATCGGCCATGACCAGTTCGACGGCGGTTTTCGCCGATTCGACAAGGTTCGATTGCAGATCGGAGATGGCTCCGTAGAGTTCATCTTCCTGCAATTCCTTTTCGATGGCGATAGCGCCGCGAAACGTGTTCATCGTGATCTCGTAATCGAACCCGAGACCCTGTTCGTCATACGGCAAATCGTCCGCATCCCGATTCTGCGCTACAACTCCGAGACCGTAATAGCTCTGGAACTTGATCGACGCTTTGTTGGCGGTGCGTGGATGAAAGAACTGCGCGCCCTCCGCGGGCCGCTTCATGTCACGCTTGGCAACTTCGTCGAGTCCAGCCGCCAGGACGGCCGCGAAATTCTCGGCAAGGTGAATGCCGGGCTGGGAGTAGCGCACATAATCCGCGCTAGCTGTTACTGTAGGCATTGTGCGTCTCCTTACGCTTGGTGACCGTCAAGACAGGTCTGGTCTACGCGAGCCTGAACGATGCCGTAATCCTGATCCGCGTCATAGTCGGACCAATACCACAAAACATCGCTTGGTTTTAGCGTCACGGTGAGGTCGCCATCGGCATTGGCCACATCCAGACACGATCTGTTGATCGCATCATATGACGCGGCGCGAACAACCCGATAGCCGGTCTCGACCGTAACGTCCTGCGGTTCGGCATCCCCCGCAGCCGCCGCATACAACTGTATGTGGAAGTGCGTGTTGTCGGCAAACGCGAGTATGACGACAAACTGCGATGTGGTGGCCGCGGTCGTATGGTATCCCGTTGACAGGCAGATACCATGGATCGCCCCGGCGGTTGCAGCAGCCTCAAGCGCGAGCTTAATCTGTGCGCTCGTAGTGACACGCACAAGATTTCCCGGCTCAAGAGTAGTCGACCCGTCCCCCTTGTAGTGGATTGGACGGACCCTGCAATCGCCTGGAACCACAACGCGAGGATGCAACTGATGCGCGCTCAAGGACATATTGTTGCTCCCGGTTTTTCAGTTTTACCGATCAGTCTTCGTCTCGACCGACCGGAGTTTTGGGACGACGATATACGGTGGATTTCGGGTTCTTGACAACAGCTTCGACGCTTTTCCTGCTGCGCTTGCACTCTGCTTTTCGTGCCGCCAGGAATTGCGCTCTCGGCTGTCGCACAACCGGATCTCCGCCATGCTGCAAGGTTCGTCCGCCAACCTTGACAACCTCCTGATGCTTCACCTCAAGCTCCCAAGGCCCAACGTTCGGGCTTTGGTATGAGTGAGTGAAGTCAGGGTACGCTGCGTCAAGTTGCTCCAGCAACTCGATGCGTCTTTCCGGCGCCTCTATATCGAGGGCCAAACCGACTTCCGGGGCAATACTCCGAACCAGTTCGGGAATTTCACCCAGATCTACAACGGGACCGCCATTGAGTTCGGCGGAAGTGCGAAGCCCCTTCAGTTTGATCTTTGGGGGTTTCTTTGCGGGCGCCGACTCTGGCTCAACCTTCGATTCGAGGCTCATTCTTCTTCCTCCTGCATGTCAAACTGGTTGCCGTATATCTTCCTGAACAACGGCGACTTCTTGACATCTATGGCTCTTCTTCCCCTTGGCGCTCTGCCGCCTCCCGGTTTTCCCCGATTCTCCGGCTTTTCCCGCTGCCCCTCGGCTGCCTTTTCCTTTTTTGCGATTACGGCAAGTTGCTGAAGAGAAAACCCGGCGTAATCCGGGTCGGCCTTCAGCCGGTCGATAACGGGTTTCAGAAGAAGATGTTCGGCGCTTCCCGCTTCCAACTGCTGTTTGATGAAGTTGTCGCGCGCGATAATTACGCCCGCGATTTCATCGCGCAGCTTCCGAATAACATCAACAGTGAACTTTCCGGGTTCGGCAACGGCTTCGGAGGCATCGACCTCATCCAGCCAATCCGGACCTGTTTCTCGCCCCGTCTCCGTGTGCGCTTCCAGTTTCCCCTGTAGCTTGTGAAGCTCCTCTTGAGACTTGGCAAACGCACCCTTGGTGTCGTTCAACTGTTTTGTCAGGCTCTCGATCTGCTCTTGCTCTTCGGAAGCCTCTTCTTCCTCTGCCCCCTCCTCCGTATCGCCGGAGTTCTGAGCATCATCGTCGAGAGAGGACGTAATCGAGCCCGGCAACTCGTCCGGGTCGGCGTCCAGATTGGCAGGCTCGTCTCCGGTACTCGACCTGTTGTCGGCCGGATCCGAGTAATCTACGGACTCGTCTGCGCTCATTTACTTCCTACTTTCAGGTATGTATCATAGAATCAAAACGTGTGACAAGCGAAAAAACTTTGTTTTTTTGCTTCCTTAAACTATGCGTCTTAGGTTTGTCGCAGTTCCTCCTTGAAACGAGATGGAAGGTTTTCGACCCATTCGAGCGCCTGAACCCATCCCCTGTGTACATCATCGTTAATATCCGAAGCAAGAACTTCCCGCGTCATCCGAAGCCTCTTGTCGACAATATGGGGAAGCACGGTTTCGAGAAACTCGCTGCTGCGCAGCACCTCAAAAGCAATCTGAAGGTTCTCTTTCGATTGTTCAATCATTGGGGAACTTGCGCTCCGGCGGCCGCCGCGATCTGATTGCCTTGCGCCATGCCTTCAGTGGTGTTTTCGGTCGGCGCGGTACCGGAAGCGGTCCTGGTCGGTTGCGCCTGACGCTTGAGAAACTTGGTTTGCTCGATGTGCGTGTCGAGAAGCCGAACGGTGGGCCACTCATCTTCAATACCCTTGTAGCGAAGACGCTCGCCCTCGTGCTCGGCCAGGTGAATATCGTGGTTCTGGCCGGGCCTGGGCGCCACGATAACTCCGGCGTGAATCATCACCTTGTTCTCTTCCAATGCCGTCTCGCGCGCATCCTCGTCCATGGGCGGGCGGACGAACTTCGAGTAATCCAGGTGGCGCTTCTTGGCGTATTCGATCAAAAGCTCCGCGAAGTCCACGTTAGCGCCATAGACGGGAAACTCTCCAACAAGACGCATGAAATCGTTAAGCGCCTGGACTTCCAGAAGGCCGTCTTCATATTCGTCCACAATATCCACGACCACGTCGAACTCTCCGAAGAGTCTGGCCGGCCTGATACTGTACTCGACATCATCGTCCGTAACGGCCACAAGCTGCTCGGGAATACTGAACGCTTTCGTATAACTTACGAATTTCCTGGCATAGAAAGTCCAAAGCTGATCCATCACGTAGTTGATGGTTATGAGTTGAGGCGTGGTATTGGATCGACTGATGATAGACGCCTCGTTGGAAGACGTTCTGGCTCCAAAACTTTCACCGAGGTCGTTCTTGTCGACGCCCAGGGCCATTCGTGAATCCTTGGAAATCCACTCCAGAAGATCGATGCTATTGGGCACCGTATTCTTGATCTGAAACTCTTTGATGGCTTCGTCGATGGGCATGTCCGCAATCCAGTGAGCGCCCGGCTTGTAGCGCCTGTCGTCTCCGCGAACGCCGCCTTCGCGCTCGATGATCGGCGGACGATTGATGGCCGTACCTGTATCGATGGCCTGATTCTTGAGCGTACACTCGACCGAGTAGTTGCTCCGAATAATCTGACCGCGGGAAAGATGATAAAGAATGTCGTTGTCGTCCGGCAGATCGTGAATAATCGCTATCGGAATTTCGTCGTCGGGATCCACGTCAATCATCCGGTCAATCCGAATCATCACCCCGTCAGCGATTGTGTTGCCGACTACGGTGAACCAGTAAAGCTCCGGCTCCACCTCCTCGTCGTTCCACTCGCCATCGTCGTCTATCGGGCACCGGAAGAAAATGTCGAACGTCAAATACTGATCCGTAACGTTTTCCAGGGGAGACTCTATCTTCTGATTGTCCATGCGGGTCTGAGCCAGATCGCGGTTCGTTTGCCCATCCCAAACGTGGGTTTTGTCGATCTTGGCGATCTGGTTTTTGTCGAAGAAACCGTTCCTGGCGCCCGACCAGAAGAAATGCCTGGGATGGGTGGAGACAACGATAACGACATCCTGGTTTTCAATGGAAGGGATCAGGATGTCGGCATAGATGCTGTCAATGGTCATGATCTCGATGCTTGGAAAACTCTTGACGATCAGATTCTTCTTGCTGTGCTTGATCTCGTCGACCTCAATCCTGGTCTCGCCCGTCGGCCCCTGGACCGAACGGTAAACCGGTTCGGACACCATAACCCTGCGGCGATCTTCGGCCATCGTCATCATGACCGGGAGGTTGCCGTACTTGACGAGCGCGTGCCAGAACTCGATGCTCTTGATGTTGAGCTTGTCCTGTTTGGCGACCCACCTGGCGTAGACGTTCCATTGATCGGCCTGCTCGTCGGCCTCTTCCTTGGATCGGAAGATGCGCTCGTTTATGACGGGGGTATACTTGAATGGGGAGGGGCGCGATTTCTGCACCGCCACGCCGCGGGAAGCCAGTTGGGACATCATGCGAAACATGAGAGTCGAACCGGTATTGGCAAGCTCGGTCTCGTCGCTGGAAGTGTCATCGTCGTCATCGTCGTATTCGTCGAGCCCGGCCCCCCGCGCGCGCTCGTCGGCGCGTATGGTTTCATTCTGGCCGGCGCGAACCATGTAGTCGTTGATCTTCCAGATATCCAGGAAATCTTCGCGCTGAGTCTTGTACAACTCGAAAATCTTATCCGTTTTGGCCTGTATGTCCCTGACAAGCTCAGCGTCATCGAAAGAAATCTTACTGCTCTTGCTTGGCATCATCGTCCTCCATGTCGACAAGAAACGGATAGCACTTTAGAAGCAGGCGCTCCCGAATGGCGAAGTCCTCCTGAACAAGACGCTGCATTTCGTTGCCGCCCATCTCGGGGCACAGAATGCGTTTCCCGATGTCGTCCTTCGTAAGGGTCGCGCAATCCGGCCCCACGTCGATAATCTCCGCCCAGTTCGTCATGTCCCGGCTTGAAAGCCACGGTCTGCCGGCCGTTTCGTCCATGTCCCCGTGCTGCCTGGAATCGTCGGGGCGGTAAAGAAGAACGGAGCCGTCGGATTTTCTGATATGATCCCGAATACATTTCCGCACCCGCACGGCATCATGCAGCAGAACAAAGTTCACTGTCAAGTCCTTTCTTCAATATCCGGTAATCGGATCGCGTTTTCGCCCCTTACGGCGGATGTGTCCCGGACGGATAATGACGGCCCGGTTGATTTTCTCCCTTTCGCCGTCGACGCTCCATTTGTCCTTGTAAGCCCACCGCCCCTTGATGTACCGGGGGGGGATCTGGCAGAGATAACGAAGCGCGTCCATGAAATCCTTTTCCTTCTGCCGCGGCTTCTCCTTGGCATCGTACTTTCTCGCCGTCTTGGAACTGGAGAATTCATCGCGGACAAATCCGCGAATCTGGCGGATGAAACCTTCCAGGCCGCGAAAAACGAAGAGACGCGAGCAACCCATCTTGCGCGTATAGGGGTGTTCCCGCTCCGGGTCGACCTTCATAAACTCGCGGACCGCGGGCGCGGAGTCGACTTCGGTGGCGCCGGAGGCCGGGTAGAGGCGAAGACCGTTCCGCAGGTATATCTCTTCAATTTTCATCTGCGTGGTCGCATCGGTGGCGTGAGCGCTGCGAACGTCCATGACGGTGTGAAGGTAACGTTCGCCGGTCGTTGTCTCCCGAATTCTCTCGTAGAATAACCCCGCCCTTTGCTCGGTATTCTTGGAAGTCGTCTGCCAGGTATTGCCGGAAAACCGAATGATGTTGCGGCAGTTTTCGCCGATGGTCTTGCCGATCTCGAAGTATTCACGATACAGGTAGAGGTCGCCTTCGGGCGAAACAGCCCCCCATAAGCACACGGTGGGGTGGATGTTGAGCCCGTGATCGAGCGCCCGGTAGCGGGTCCAGTCGTCGGGAACGACGAAAGCATCTATCAGGTGGACTGCCTCGTCCCAGTCGTCGTAGAAAAGGCCGGCCGTGATGTGGGGCTCCCCGTAAAACCGCGCGCGGCCTTCCGCCAGGACTTTCGGATTGTACTTCTTTGTCGGTTCGCGCACCCACTTGATGTACGCTTTGGCTTTGGCTTCCGCGGGCAGAACCCAGTCGGGAACTTCGGGAATGGAAATCCTGTGCACGCTGGAAGAGTGGCCCTTGGTGACTTCGCCGGAGAGAATCTTGTGAATGAAGGAGTTGGCCCCCGTATCGGCGCGGCCCTCTATTTTGTGGGGGGTCTGGGCAAAGACGTGGCGGCCGTTCTTGGTCCGAAGTCTCTCGTCGGCCCCGTCGAACTTTTCTTCCTGGCCCTGCTCGTCCCATCCGAAACGGTGAAGCGCGTCCGACTCGAAGGGGGCCTGATTCTGCTCGTAGCAGAAAAGCTCGCCCAAGGTTCCGCACGTCAACTTGAACCATGGACTGCCCGGAGAGGTCGGATCTTTCGCGTCCCGCTTCCTCGGATCGTAGGGGCCAAGCTCGTACTTGGGAATCCACTTCCTGATCTCGGGCCACATGACGCGCTTGATTACCTTCCAGTCCGTGGTGGCAAAGCCGAACTTGATCTCTTCTTCGGTGCGCATGGCCCCGAGCCAGGGGCGGTGTTTGACCCAGTGTTTCGAGAAGATGGGCCAGGAAGGATCGGTGGGAACGACATCGAGAAGGATATCGACGACCATCTCGGCCGTCTTTCCGACCCGGTTGGGCGCCATGATGACCTTGACGCCGTGGTCGAGATCGTTCAGAAAATCGACGCCGCCCGAGCCGCTGGGAAGGAAGAACATCAGCGGGTTTTCTTCGGCGTACTTCCGCATGAGGGCCACGTTGTCGGCCTCTCTCCGGTTGACGGAGAGCTTGAGCCAGGATTTGGAATAGACCAGGAGGGTGAGGCCCAGGTTGAGAAAGATGAAATCGGGATCTGAAATGCGGGAGCGAAGGTCGCTTCTCAGGAAGGCGAGATGGCTCATTTCGCGGCGGCCGAACTCGCCTATGAAGGTATAGATCCTCCGGCGGGCGGAATAGGGTTTTCCATCGTCCGGCGGATCGACGACTTCCAGGGGAACTCCGAACTCACAATCCAAAGACGGTCTTCTTTCTTTCGCGTTTCCGCTTGTTCTTGAGATACCGGTCGTACATCCCGTGACACGCGGCGGCGCTTTTGGACGCGGATTCTCCCGGATGCTCGCGCCGTCTGACGGGTATGCACCGCGAGACATAGGTCTTTCTTCCTTCCCCTTTCCCGATTGCCGGCATGGTTTTCCTCCCTGTCAGCGGCCCGTCGGGCCGAACGCTTTGGCGCCCTGCATCTCGAAGAGCTTTCGTTTGACGGCCACGAAGCCGCCTTCCGGCCGGCCTTCGCAGAAATGGAGCCACATGAGATACCGGTATTCCCAGTTCGCGTCCGACTTTTGAAGGCGCTCCCCGCACCTGGAGCAGACGAGATCCCCGTCATCCCAGTTGACCGTGGGAAGGCTCCAGCCGGGGGAGCCGGGAAGGAGAATGTTGTTGTTGACGATTCTGGCGTGTCTCGGAATCGGGGGTTTCATGCTTCCTTTCCGGGTTTGGCGTTGTTCCTGAAGGTCCGCTGAAGGGCGCCGATGGTGGAAACGATCCTGATATTGAAGTTCTTCCAGTCCCGGATATGGCCGACGTGCCAGTGGTGGACCCGGCAGAGCGTGATAAGGTTTTTCTCTTCGCAGGCCGATTCCGGGCGAACGTGGACCGGTATCTTGTGGTGAACGTCGTTCGACCGGGCAAGGAAGGTGGGCTTGAGTCCGCAGAGGGCGCACGCGGGGTTGAGTTTCCGGTGGGCGCGTTTGGCCTTCTGGACCTTCCATTCGGTCATGGGGTGCTTGAAGGCGTTGAGCAGTCTTTCCCGTCTCATGCGCTTATCGCTCCTTCGCGGATGTGGATGGAACCGTCGTGGCGGATTTCTTCGTGGCGCAGCGCAAGGTTCCGTTCCGAAGCCTTATCCTCGAAAAGGTCGCGGTCCGCGAGCGTCATGGTGAGCGCTCGGGTGGAGCCGTACCGCGAGCGCAGAAACTCCGCGCCCAGGGTATCGAGGGGTTGAACGGTCACGTCCCCCGTGGCCAGGTTGCTTGTCACCAGGAGCGCGGCCCCGTTATACGGGTTTGTCATGGCGGATCCTGTATCCCCTGCTTTTCTTCCTGGGTTGCGTTTTCCGGTACAGCGGTTCTCTCGGTTGCCGGAGGACTGTTTTGCCCAGCTTGGAGCGTATCATGCCGTATCTCCTTTCGGATATCGCCCAGTTGATCCTGTATGAAGCTGTTCATGACCATGAGCCATCGGACCTTCGTTTCCGGCGGAAGCTCCAGGTACAGGGGGTTCATGGTGAAGATGGTTGTTTTCCCGGCCTCCACCGTGGAGCCGAGCGTTTTGCGGGTGTTGAGGATTTCCTGCATCAACTTCCTCCCGTTAGCGGAATTTTACTCATGAAGCCCATCTCCCGGCCCCATTCCAGGAAAGCTTCGAGAGCTTCCGGGACGGGGCCGGCGAACCTCTTTTCGACGATGGCCTTGCCGGTCTCGTACTCGACCTGAATGTCCAGCGTTCTCGGCCGGCCGAGCATGTCGGCTGTAGACAATCTTCCAATGTTCACCGCTTCCTCCCGTCGAGCGCCGCCAGAATTCTTGCCCTGGTGATGTATGCCGCCACGGAATCGAAGTCTCCGGGTTCAAGCTCCCCTTTCTCTTTGTGGTCTCTCACGGTGTTGAGCGACCTGTTCGAAACAGAGGCTATATCCTTGAGCGTGTACGCCCAGGACCGCAGGCGCGAGTATTCGGCGACGCTCTTTGCCATTTCGAGCGCATGGTGGCATAATTGACGGAGTACGTCAAGTAGAATCCGCGGAAAAGTTCAGATCGTCAATTAGCCCCCCGTCTAATTGACGTTCAATGTCAATTAGGGGCGGAGGAAAAGTCTGGATGGTCAATTAACCCCCGCCTTCGAAGAAGGGGGTAGGCGCCTGAAAAAAAAGGGGGTAAGGGCGGGATCCTCCAGAAAAAAAGGGGGTAAGG